CGTCCTATAATGAACAGCTGGCGCTCGAACATTCGCTGAAAGCCCGCCGGCTGATTGAATCGCAATGGTATCAGCGGCTTTGGGGCGGTCGCTTCAAGCTGGTGTCGGACCGCAACAGGATCTCGCACTTCGAAAACGACAAGGGCGGCTATCGCATGTCGTCGTCGGTCGACGCGCGATCGACTGGCTGGGGCGCCAGCGCCATCTTCGCCGATGACCCCCACCTCGTTAAGGAGGCGGAGTCCGAAAAGGTACGCGAAGACGTCGTAAAATGGTGGTCTGAGAGCATGCCGAGTCGTCTCAACGATCGCCGCACCGGCGCCATGGTGGTGATCATGCAGCGGGTGCACGAAGGCGACGTCGCCGGCTACGTGCTGGCCGCCAAGCTCGGCTACGTCCATCTGTGCGTGCCGATGTGCTACGTGCCGGCCAATCACATCAATGCCTGGGTCGGCGATAAGATTGAGACTTTCATCGGCGATGATATCGACGGCATCGACGACGACGATGTCTTTTGGGTCGACCCGCGTGCCGAAGATGGTGATCTGCTGTGGACCGAGCGGTATCCAGCCAGCGAAGTTGCGAAACTGGAAAAGGAGCTTGGTCCCTATGCCTTCGCCTCGCAATACCAGCAGACGCCGGCTCCGCGCGGCGGCGGCATCATCCGCTCCGAGTGGTGGCAGCTGTGGGACGAAAAGACCGCCAACAAGATGGGTGTCGCCTTCCGCGACGAGGAAACCAATGCGGCGGTCTACCCGCCATTCGAATACATCCTTGCGTCGCTGGACACCGCATACACTCAAGACGAAGAAAACGATCCGTCGGCGCTATCGATCTGGGGAATCTTCCGAGATCCCAACGGGCAGCCGCGGATATTTCTGATCTATTGCTGGGCCGAACGCATGCTGATCCATGAGCTGGTGTCGCGCGTCGGCGCGGACTGCAAGAAGTGGAAAGTCCACCGGCTACTGATCGAGGACAAGGCCGCGGGTCACTCGGTCAGCCAGGAATTGGCCCGGCTTTTCGGCCTTCTCGACTTCGGCATCGAGCTGGTTAACCCACGGACCGGCTTCATCAAATCGCCCGACAAGTCGGCTCGGCTGCAGACCGTGGTCCACCTCTTTGCCGAGGGCCTGATCTATGCGCCGGATAAGGAATGGGCCGATCAGATGATCCAGCAGTGCGCCACGGTGCCGCGCGCTATCCACGACGATTTGGCCGACACCTGCAGCATGGCGCTGCTCTATCTTCGCCGCACCGGGTGGGCGATCAAGCGCGAGGAAAGGGCGATCGAGGAGGCCGAAGAGATCCGTTATCGGCCCAAAGCCGGCGCGCTTTACGGCGGTATCTAGCATAATTGCAATTGCCGTGCTAATTGTGAGCGCATTCTCACTTCTTGGAAGGCCAGATGGCCCCGGCGACCACCCTACGTTTGATTGATCCGACAGAGCCCGAGGAACACCTCGACTCCGCGGAATATGACGTTGGCGGTGGCGTCAGCGGCCCCACGATCGACGAACACGGCGCTGCCCATATCGAGCACCCAGACGGCGGGGTGACGATCGACTTCAACCCGAGCCGCGGCGCCGCCGAAACCGACGAAAGTGATTTTTTCCGCAACATCGCCGACGACATCCCGGACGACGAGCTGTCCTCGATGGCGTCCGAGCTGCTGACCGGCATCGAGCTGGACGATCAGTCGCGCAAGGACTGGCTGGAAACCCGGCGCTCCTTCATCCGGCTACTCGGGCTGAAGCTGGAGGAACCGCGCGGCGATATCGGCACCTCGTCGGCGCCGCTGGAGGGCATGAGCAACATCCGGCATCCCCTGATGCTGGAGGCCACCATCCATTTTCAGGCCAACGCGCTCGGCGAGCTGCTGCCGGCATCCGGACCGGTCAAGGTCCGCAATGACCTGCCGATGCGGCCGGATACGCCGGTCCCGACACCACCGCCTCAGCCCGGCGTGGCTCCGCCGCTCGAAGGTCAGGCGATGGATGACCTCGCCGCGGCGCTCGAAAAGGACATGAACCATTTCCTGACGGTGACGGCGACGGAATACGTGCCCGACACCGACCGGATGATGTTTTACATTGGGTTCGGCGGCGATGGGTTCAAAAAGGTACACCACGATGTTCTGAAGCGCCGGCCGGTTTCGGAATCCGTCGATGCCGAGGATATCATCGTGTCCGATGCCGCCACCGATATCAGAAACTGCGGCCGGGTGACCCATCGCATCAAGATGCGGCCATCGATCGTCAAGCGCATGCAGATCGCCGGGGCTTATCGCGACGTCGATCTCGGTGCGCCGAACCCATCGCGCCAGGCCAGCGCGCCGGAGCAGGAGAAAGCCGAGATCGGCGGTTACAAGCTGCAGCCGTCGCGGCCGAAGGACGCCGATTACGAGATCTATGAATGCTATTGCGAATGGGATCTCGAAAAGTTCGCGCCGAAGAAATTCAAGGGCAAGGGCGTCCCGCTGCCCTATGTCGTGACCATGGAGAAGGAGAGCCGGCAGGTTCTCGGCGTTCGCCGCAATTGGGCGGAGGACGACGAAGAGGCGCTGGCAAAGCAGTTCTTCGTTCAATTCCCGTTCATCCGCGGCCTCGGTTTCTATGGCCTCGGCCTCGGTCATATCCTCGGCAATGTCACCATGGCGCTGACCGCGCTGTGGCGGATCATGATCGACAACGGGATGTTTTCGAACTTCCCGGGCTTCCTGTTCGCGAAATCGGCCGGGCGGCAGAACACCAACACCATCCGCGTGCCTCCGGGCGGCGGTTACCCGGTCGATGTGCCGGCCGGCATGCGCATCCAAGATGCGTTCATGCCGCTGCCCTACAAGGAAACCGGGCCGGGCATGACGCAGCTGGCGCAGCACATGGAAGAGGTTGGCCAGCGCCTCGGCCAGACCGCCGAATTGAACATCGGCGAGGGCAAGCAGGACGTGCCGGTCGGCACCACCATGGCGCTGATCGAGCAGGCGACTAAGATCATGGACAGCGTCCATAAGCGGCTCCATGCCGCACAGGCGCAGGAATTCCAGCTGCTCAAGGAGCGCTTCAAGGAAGATCCGGAAGCATTCTGGCGCCACAACAAGAAGCCGGCGCGGCAGTGGACCATCGAGCAGTTCAAGCAGGCGCTGGACCAGCGGGAGCTGGTGCCGGTGGCTGACCCCAACAACCCGACCAGCCTGCACCGCATCGCCAAGGCGACCATTATCGACACCCTGGTGACGAAGTACCCGGCCGACATGGACCATCGCGCCTCGCTCAAGCGCATCATGCGGATTGCCGACATCGACAGCGAAGGCCTCATGAACCAGCAGACCGCGCCGCCGCCGCCAGACCCGCGAATGGAGGCTGTGAAGGCCAAGGCGCAAGCCGAGCAGATGAAGGCGCAGATCGACAAGGCCAAGCTCGTCCTCGAACAGCAGAAGCAGCAGGCCGATCTGGCGGACAACGCACAGGATCGCGCGTCCAAGGAGCGGATGCAACAGTTCGAAATGCACCTCGAACAGCTGCGCGTCCAGGCGGAAATGATCATCCACTCCCACGACCTGCAGACCAGCCAGGCCGAGTCGCAGAACGACATGCAGGTCAAGCAGCAGAGCGCGATGGTAGATGCTGCGGCGACGCTGCACAAGCCCACACGGATTCGCAGGTGAAGCACCACCAGACCAACATCACCAACAATAATCTGACCCTGCAGCACAACGCCGACATGCAGCGAGATATGGAAAAGCACCGCCTCGAATTGGCGACAAACCAGCAGAAGCACGAGCAGACCCTGCAGGCGCAGCGCGAGCAGCACCAGCAGCAGATCGAGCTGGAGCGCCAGAAGCACGCGGCCGACCTCGAAAACCAGCGCAAGATCGCTGAGGCCAAGGCGCAGGCGATCGGCCCGGCCGAACAGCAGAAGACCAAGCTCGAAGCCGAGAAGCATGAGCAGTCGATGGATACCAACGAGCAGAAGCTGAAGATGCAGGGCGAGAAGCACAAGTCCGACCTGAAGAACAGCGAGATTCTCACCAAGGCCAAGGCCAAGGCGATGAACAAACCTAAACCCGCAGGAGATAAGTAATGGCACATTCGCATCACGCACACCGCGAGCACCAGGTATCGCACCGCCGCGTTGACCACATCCTGAAGCATGAGCCGGAGGGGGCCAAGAAGCACTCGCACGGCCACGCCTTCAGCAAGGTGACCAGCAAGTCGGCTGCCGAGCACCACGGCGACCACGCTCCCGGCCATAAGGGCGCCAAGCGCTATGCCCGCGGCGGCAAGGTGAAGGGCAAGGGCCATCAGACCAACATCGCCATTGTGATGCCGCATCACAACGGCGCGGGTGCCGCTGGCGCTGGCGGTCCAATGCCGGGCGGCCCGATGCCAGGCGGTGCCCCGGGTGGGCCTCCAGGCATGCCGCCGGGTGCCGGCGGTCCTCCAGGGATGCCGCCCGGCATGCCTCCAGGCATGCCGATGCATGCACGCGGCGGCGCGATCAAGAAGGCTGGCGGCGGCTATATCGGTGGTGAGGCCAAGAACCCGGCCAACCTCAAGAAGTGGTCCAAGCGCGCCAGCGACAATAGCTACTTCCGCGGTGGTGCCGCATCGGGCGTTGGCCGCGAGGAGAAGGCCGAAAACCAGAAGCGCAAATGACCGCGATCAAGAGCCAGCATTCCCGGGTGTTCGAGCAGCTGGTCGCTGAGGCGCGGGAGAAGATGGTCGAAGACGTGATCGATGCCCTCACCATTGACTACATGCGCGACGTCGTCAGCCAGATCCGTGGCCTCGATATCGCGCTGAAACTATCCGAACAAGCCGATTTCAAACTGAGTGGAGACGACGAGTAATGATTGCGCTTAGCGCACCGAAGATTGGCCAGATCAGCCAGTCCAACGATCCGAAGAAGGCCATCCTCGCCGCCGTTGGCGACCTCAGCAAGGTGCAGGTATGCGCCGACCTGGTGCTGCTCGGGACATTCATCCGCAACGAAATGACCGCAGGCGGCATCATCCGGCCCAAGGAAAACGTCAACGAGGATGAACATCAGGGCAAGGTTGGCCTGGTGCTGAAGGCTGGGCCGATGGCTTACGCCGAATGGGAGGACCACGAGAACCAGGGCGAGAACGCCGAGACTGGCATTTGGGTGGTCTATTACCTCATGGATGCCCGCCAATTCCAGATCAACGGCACGCCGTGCCGCATGATTCCCTATGAGAAGATCCGAATGGTCATTCCTGACCCGAACATGGTGTTCTGATGCCAAGACTGCGCCCGTTGCCGGCCAAGCCGGACCCGGAAGAAGAGCTGCACGTATCTCTGCCGCCGGAAGGCGATATCGAGATTGAATTGCCTGGTGATGACGGCGGCCCGACGGAGGTCGAAGTCTCTCCGAAGACCACCGACAAGCCGGCACCGAAGGAAGCCGACGACAACCCGCTGCAACGCGCGCTTGAAGCGCAGCAGCGCGCCGAGGAACTGCAGCGGACCGCGCAGCGCGAGCGCGACGAAGCGCAGCGCCAGATCCGCGAGCGCGACGAAGAGCTGCACCGGGAGCGCGGCGATCGGCAGGAGGCCGAATTCAATTCGGTGCTGACCGCCATCGCCGCGGAGGAATCGTTGCTGGCGAAATCCGAGGCTGATTATGCGTCCTTTGCCTCCGTCGGCGATTGGGCCAATGCGGGCAAGGCGCAGCGGGCCATGGCAACCGCGGCGTCCCGGCTCGATCGCCTGGAGGACAGCAAGCAGGCATTCGAGAAGCGCGATAAGCCGGAGAAAACCGAAACCAAACCGGCACCAGCGGCAAAGCCACAGGATTTCGAGCAGCGCATCGCCCAGATGCCCGATAAGGCCAAGGAATGGCTGCGCGCACACCCGGAATTCATCAGCGATGACGGCCTCAATCGCAAGATCGGCGCTGCGCATCAATATCTCACTGAAAACAAGGGCGTGCAGGCATTCTCGCCGGCCTATTTCGAGGCTTTGGACAGCGAATTCGGCTTCAAGGCCGGCGACAAACCCGAACCAAAACCACAGCAGAGAACAAGGAGTATTCCAATGACGGCCCCGGTATCCCGCGACGCTGTCAGCCCGTCGGGTCAGCGGCAGTCGTCGACCAAGATCACGCTGACCGAAGAGGAGCGCCTGGTCGCACGTGGTGCGATCGTCGATCGGCCCGACATGCCGAAGCTGACCGATGCGCAGAAGGAATTCATTTATGCGCAGAACAAACAGAAGCTGCAGCGTTTGCGCGCCAGCGGCGAATATCGTCAGACCACGGAGCAGAACGGATGACCGACGAAACTGTAGCAGCAGCACCGAAGAAGAAGGGCGGCTGGCCCGCCGGCAAGCCCCGCGCCACAAGGCGGACGGCGGAGGAAATCAAGGCTGCTGCCGATCGCGCCGCGGCTCCGCCGAAAAACCCCATGAAGGCCAAGATGAAGGCCCGGCCGAATTGGGACAGTGACGACTTCGTCGGCGTTGGTGTCGAGGGCGTCGATCGCCTTCGCATTCCGCCGGAGATTATCCAGTCGCTGTGGCAGGACGGCATTGCCCTGCAATGGGCCACAAGGTCGGTGCGCGGCATGGAAACCCCGCAGGAATTGGGCAAGATGACCCGCGGCGGCTGGACCCCGGTTCACCAATCCGACTTCGACGGCATCCTTGACGGGATGTTCATGTCCAAGGGCATCGACGATTTTCCAATCGCCGTCGAAGACTGTCTCTTGGTGGCGCGTCCGACCGAA